TAGCGACTACATCATTGCCCAATGCTCTAAATACGATGTAAAAGAAATAGGCTTTGATGCTTACAATGCGGCAAGTCTTGTGGCGCGGCTACATGAGGCTGGACTGCCAGTTAAGAAAGTCGGACAGGGCATGGCAGTTTTAAGCAACCCCAGCAAGCATGTTGAAAAACTCATAATGAACTATGGGGTTAAACATAATGGCAATCCGTTTGTAGGATGGCAACTTGGTAACTGTGAAGTCTATGAGGATGTAAACGGCAATGTTAAGGTTCGCAAAAATGAGGCTGACAAATCTGCAAAAGTTGATGGCATAATATCTTTAATCATTGCAATGCATTGTTCGCTAGATAATCCTACAATGTCAGGGTTTGGATTCAGAACCTTTTAGGGGAAAAACATGGGAATGTTTGACATATTCACAAGAAAAGACAAGGTTTCCAAAGAATCTAATACCTTATTTGGGCAGACTGCACTAGGCAATAACATTGTTTATCAGGGCAACAATAAAGTCCCGACAGTAAACACGCAGATTCTTTATGTCACTACTTCCAGCACAACTGTTGCTGGCAGACCAGTTGACACATCTTTGCTCACGCGCAATAGCACAGTAATGTCTTGCGTAGCAGTTAAGGCTAGAGCATTGGCTCAACTGCCAATAAAAATAAGCGCACTAAACGATTCTGGTGAATATGTAGATGCTTTAATGGATGAGAGCGTAGGCGCACGGGATAAGGTTAAAGCCAAGCAAGTTTATTCATTACTGACTAACCCCAACAATTTCCAATCATCCTATGAGTTTTGGTATCAATGGATGATGTGGCATGAATTGCTAGGCGAGGCATTTACTCTCTGGTGGAGAAAAGACCAAGAGAATCCTAGCCAAACCCCGCTAGAAATGTATGAAATGGACAGTACGCTAATTGCAGTCCAGATCACGCCAACCCGCTATCCAAGTTACCGCCTTTCTACGCCATCCTACGGCTTTAGCAAAGATGAACCCTTGGCGGCACATCAAATAATGCATTGCAAGGATATGGCTTGGCAAGGCTCGGCTGGTTTTAACAAAGGCATTTTGGCGGCAGAACTGGTGGGGCTTGACCAAGACATTGACCTATACGCAAACTTTGTAATGCTGAATGGCGCAAAGCCTAGCGGTATGTTTATCACAGACAATGTAATTCCAGACGGCAAATATAAAGAGATTGCGGCACGGCTTAAAGAGGCGTGGTCAAGCATGGTAGGCAGTCAACAGACAGACCCTAGCAAGGTTGGTCAGGGAATGTTGTTAGATCAGGGCATGAAATACGAGCCTTTAAAAATGCTTACTCTGCAAGATACAGATTTGGCTAATTTAAAGATGCAGACTATGACGCGGATATGTGGCTTATATGGCGTACCGCCAGCGATGTTGCATATTGGCGATCAGAAATACAACAATACACAGACAATGATGGATGAATTCTATAAGTCCACAATGTATCCAATCGTTGTGAATCTTCAGCAAAAATTGAAACAGGCTTTATTCCAAGGCTATCCCAATTTGTGCGTAGAATTTGATGTGCAAGATTTCCTAAAAGGCGCACCGCTAGACCAAATGAACTATGTGGTTGCGGGCGTAAATGCAGGAATTCTCACGCCTAATGAGGCAAGGGAATACCTCGGAAAAACAAATATGGATGGTGCAAATGAACTCATTTCTAAAAAATCTGATAGCCCGATTCAAGGAACTAGCCCTCAAGATACGGGCGGTGGTGGCGGCAATCAAACCAAAAAAATGAATATTGGCAAATAAAAGTGTCCAGTAATTTTGATTTGATGGTAGCATTGCTTACTAAATACAGGACTAAATCTGTCCCAAATAAGCGCGGCAGACCATTGACTACAATAAAAGATATAGATCGTTCAAAAGTCGATGAGGTAATACATGACGCAAAACTTAATGATGGTATGCGAAGCGAAATTGGTTCTAGAGAATCAAGGCAACGCAGAGCCGACAGGGAAGATTGAAGCCGTTGTAACTACTTGGGGTGCGCGTGAGGGCGCAGATGGTAGACGCTTTAATTACCAGCCAGAAGCATTTATGGATTGGGCAGAAACCTTTTCTAAAGAAGGTAGACCATTGCCAATGTTTGTGAACCATGATGCAGATGCAATTCCCGTTGGCGAGTGGACTTCATTTGAGTTTGACGATAAAGGTATGACTGCCGAAGGTCGTATCTACATGAACACTACACAAGGTTCAGACCTTTACCAAGTAATGAGCGAAAGCCCCAATATGTTTGGTGGCGTTTCCGTTGGTGCTTATGCTGAAGACTTTATGATGGTTAATGCAGATGGCGAGCCAGACCAAAGTGATGAGGCATATTTCCAAATCACTAAGGGCGGATTGCGCGAAGTAAGCGTAGTAATGTATCCCAACAATCCAGAGGCAGAAGTGCAGAAATTAGAGTATTTCCGCGCAGATGGTTCTGCTGATTTAAAAGTTTTGGAACGGGCTTTGCGAGATGCAAGCCTATCAAAAAAGGATGCGGTCACAGCCGCATCTATCTTCAAGAAAGTTTTGGAAGTGCGTGATGTCTCCAAGCCTATTGAAAATGCGCCACAACTGAGCGACTCAGATGCGGATGTGACCGAAATTCTCAAAGCCTTAAATGAGCGCGAGATTCTTAAACAATTAAATTTCCGACTGAAAGGTTAATCATGTCAAAAGAAATCATTGAAAAATTAGACGCAATCGAAGCCGCTAATACTGCCAAGATTGAGGAAGTAACTTCACAAGCACAAGCATCTGTGGAAGCCGTTAAAGCGGAATTCCAAGAAATCGTTTCTGCCTTGGAAGCAAAAGTCGCATCTGTTCAAGCACCAGCAGTTATTCGCGCTCCGCACAAAACTGTTCGCGGTGATGTGAATCGTTCGGTGAAAGAGCAAATTGCAGCCTACTACAAAGGTGGTCGCAATGTTGAAAAAGAACTGAAGATGTTTGAAGATGAAGGTCAATATAGTGCTTACATGAATGAAGCATCTGCATTGACTGCTGGCGGTAATAACCAAGGCGGTAGAACTGGTTATGACCCTGTGTTTGTTGCTTTGCGTTTGGCTAACCCAATGCGCGGCATTTCACGCACAGTAGCAACTGATGGTTCTTCTTATCAATTCCGCGTTAAAACTGGCAATGCTGGTGCGGCATGGGGTTACACCATTCAAAACAATGGTTCAACCACAACTGAAGACACTTCAATTTGGCAATTAGTTTTGCAAGATTTGAATGTCCAGTTCCCAATCCGTACTGCGGCTCTTGACGATATTGATGGTTTAGAAGCAAATGTGGTTGACGATATGCTGGTTGAGTTTGCTCAATCAGAGGCATTGTCAATGATTCAAAACAATGACCAAGCCGCACAGTCTGGAACTAACCCTTATGGTGGTACTAACGGCTTGCGCGGTCTTGACCAATACGCTGGCTCTAATGCGACCTACGCTGGTGGCACAACCTCTACTGCCGCTTTAGGCTCTAGCGGTACAGGCTCTAGCACAGGTTTGCATAGCCTTGCAACCTATGACCAGTTGACTACTAACGCAAATACAGTTGGTGCTAATAACATCACTTATAAAGATGTGATCAACTTGATCTACGCATTGCCACAACAATACTGGACTACGGATGCTAAATTCATGGTCAACCCAGTTTTGGCACAAGCAATTCGTGGACTGCAAGATACCAATGGTCGTCCAATCTTCAACTCTGTTGAATCATTGAACCCAGATGGCATCATTGGTCAGATGTTAGGCTTTGATGTTGTGATGAACAAGTATCTTGATACTCCATCACAAACAACTGCTGGCTCTGCCGCTACAACAAGTTTGTATCCAATGTATTTCTGTGATTGGTCGCGTTTCCATACGATCATTGATCGTTTAAACATGGTTATGCGTCGTTATGATCAGACAGTTCCAGGCTTCATAACATTCTTTGGAGAGAAGCGTTTGGCTACATCTGTTCGTGATCCTAATGCTGGTGTGCGTTATCGCTCAACTGGTACAGCGACCTAATCGTTGCCTTGGGTGGGGGGTTCGCCCCTCACCTTTTTTTGCAACCCAATTTGGATAAACAAAATGACCATCACCGAAAAAATCCTTACAGGCATTAAGCAAACACTAGAGACAGGCGACCAAATTAAGATTGATTTGCGCGAAGCGTCTGCAATCACAGGCTCAGGTTTTGGGATTGGTGGTCGTACTTATTTTGATGATGCGTTTGCGGCTTTGCGTTTTGCAAACCCAATTCGTCAAGCGGCACGGGTAATTCCCGCACAAGGTTCTGCGGTTCAGTTTGTTGCTAAGACGGGTAATGCCGCAAGCCAAACAAATCCTTGGACTTATACATTCACGCCTAATAGTGGCACACCAAACACAGACACAAGCATTTGGCAATTGCCTACTCGCGTGATTACGGCACAGTTGCCAATTCGCACGGCAGTCATGTCAGATGTAAATTATTTAAACGAAACAATTGTTGAAGATTTAGCAATGGAATTTGCGTCTATTGAAGGCGCATCTATGATTCTTAACAACGATCAATCTGGAACTACCACTACTACAACTGGTGGAACAAATGGTTTGCGTGGTTTAAATTACTACACAAGCGCGGGAACTGCGGCTTACGGCTCTAGCGGTTACGCAATCACAGACGGCATACATTCCATTGCGACTGTTAGTCAGGCTGGCGCATCCATTGCCTATGATGATATTGTCAATCTCTGCAATGCTTTACCAGCACCTTATTGGTCTTTAATGGGCAATGCGTGGATGATGCACCCAAGCACTATCCAAGCCCTACGCAAACTTAAAGGCACTACTGGTGGCGCACCAATGTTTGCCGAGGTTGGCGATGATGATGGTGGCGCGGTTACTTATATATTTGGTTTCCCCGTTATTCCTAATGCCAACATGGAAACTATCGGGGCTGGTAAGTTTGCTATCTATTTAGCCAACTGGTCGCGTTTTGTAACTATTGCAGATGTTGAAGAAATGACTGTGCAAGCAATGGAACAAACTCAGGCTGGCTTTATAACCTTATATGCTGAAAAGCGCATGGTCAGTTCTGTGCGTGACCCATTTGCTGGTGTTCGTTTAGTCGGGGTTTAATTATGTCTGTTGATCAAACAGGCTTTCTAAACTATGGCGCACCAACGCGCAATCCTTTCAACTATGCAAAGGTTGAACAGATTGCCCGTGATTTAGCAACGCCTTGGCTATCGCTAGATGAAATTACCCAACAACTAAATTTGTTTGATGACACTAGCCAAGCCGATTACCTTTACGGGCTGGAATTAGCCACTAGACAAGCGATTGAGGACTATCTAGGGCTATCTATCTTCCCGACCAGTTATCGCGTCTGGTACAACGTAGCAAGCCTTTATGGAACACCATTGACGCTAGACTTGCCAGAGATAAGCCAAAACTTTAATCCAACACAATCTGGTGTAACTGTAAATGCAGTTAAGTATTGGTCAGATGCACAACCGCCTGTTCTCTATACAGTTTCATCAAGCACTTATTACTATGACCCTTCTGGTAATAAAATTGTGTTGCAGACCTTGCCGTCAAATCTAAATTCCAGCATGACAAGCCCCGTCTACTGTGAATACACAACTTCAGCAAATCCTTTGTCTGCTTATCCTGTGATTAAGCAAGCGGCACTTTTGCTTTTAACTCATTTATATAACAACCGAAGCGATACGACAGACAGCCAGTTGAAGAATATTCCTTTTGGCGTGTCTACCTTGTTGCGCCCCTATAAGCCATTGGTGATGTAAATGGCAATAGCGCGGTTTGAAAACATAACTGTGAATAGCCTAACCTTTGGTAAAAGTACCTTTGGTGAGCAAAGCACAACGCAGACCTTATGGTTTCAAACCCGTGCGCGTGTGCATTCGGTGGCTAACAATGTAAAAATATCAGATAAATATCGCGTCTATTCGGATGTGGTGGACTTTACGCTGAACTACACGCCAAACACTGAAGAAATAATCAACAACCAAAACCTTTACTCTATTAACTGGAAAGGGTTTGATTGGCGCATTGACAATGTGC